GCCATCTTACCTAAATCACTTTTAGCGAATTTCTTAACGCTTTTAACTAAACTTTTAACTCCTTTTTTAGCTCCTTTAAAAATACTTTTAACTAAACTTCCTAAACCGTAACGCGCTCTGCCACCATAATTATATCCCGCTCTTCCGCCTTGAGCATAGTTGTCATCTCCAAAAGCCCAGTTTCGATAATTATCTATTCTCTTCGTTATATTTTCTCCTCCTTGACCAAAGAAAGGCATTTGCCATTTTAAATAATCTTCTTCTGATATAAATCCTTTATTAACACCTTCTTTCATTCTATCATCTTTTAAACGAAGATAACTATCTGGACTTAATCCTCCGCTAACTTCCGGAAGTCTATTCATTTTATCAAACCACTCTTTTTTATCATCATCAGTATATATAATTTTATCATCAGAATAAAAAATAGGATCCGTTGTTTGCATAATTCCAGCTTTTTCCTTTTTAGGACCAAACCATTTATCTTCATCAAGAGTTCCACCTTTATCTAAATAATCTTGTTTCATATCTCTCATTTCTTGATCACTATAAACAGCTTCTTCAACGTCAGGTTTTGCTCGAGGAATAATAGTAGCTACATCCGGAGTTACTGTTTCTGTTATATCTTGTCCAATCCATTCTTCAGGAACATATCCTTCTCCTGTTGGAGGACCAGGCATTTCCATTTGTGGCATTAGACTTTGTTCTCTTGGCATCGTTGGGGCTTGACCCTCTCGTGCCATTGCTAAAATAGCTTTTTGAATATTTTCAGGAGTGGGAGGTAAACCTCTAGCCTCTAACCATTGCATAATAAGTTCTTGTGGAGTCGGACCTGTTTCAATTTGTTCTTCTGCAACCACATCCATGATACCACCACCTACGGGACCTGCGTTTTGATACCCAATTCTTCCGCCTTGAGCAGCTTGTATAAAAGGAGATGTCCATTGTTCTCTAAAATTATTTTTCCAACTATCTCCACTATATTTATTTTTAAAATAATTGAATGCTTTATTACGCAGCTCTTCATCTGAGATATTTCCTGCCGGTCTATCGGCACTAGCTTGAGCTCGTGCTTCTTTTCGACCTAAACCAAGTTTTCTTTTAACCCAACTTCCTAAACCATACCCAATTCTTCCGCCTTGAGCCACTTGTTGACCCATTGGAATTAAAGATTGAAGCTCTTCAGATCCTATCTGCATTTCGTCCTCTGTTGGAAAATCTTCAGGACCACCTTGAGCAGTAGACATTTTCATTTTTACAAAGTCTTCAAATTCACCTGTAAATCCTTGAGCAACCATCGCTTTAAATTCTTTAATAAGTTGCATTAAAACTTCAGCTTGCTTCGTAGGAAGACTTTCTAATATCTGTTGAAATTCTGGATCTTGATATGGATCCATTTCATCATCAGTCATGAAATCTTCAGGACCTCCTCTAGCGACCTCCATATTTGGAGCTCTTATTTTCTCTTCTGATATGATATCTGTTATTGCCATAATTTTACCCGAATGTTCAATCTACTTTGTTTTTGCGAATAAATCAAGCTTCGGAACCTTGACGATGACATCTCTTTGAATGTCTTCAACGCTAATTCCTTTAGCTTTCCACTCTTCTTCGCTAGAGTATTCTTCTCCTGTTTTTTTATGCTTTATAATTGTTTTTGTTTTAGCATAGATTAAAGGCACTTCTTTGCCATCTACTTTAATTTTATCCATTATGTTACTACATCCTTTTTAATATTAAGATAGCTAATTCCAATACTGACTCCGTGCGCTACCGTTCCTGCTAATTGAGCCTTTAAAATGGTGCTTGCTTCCAATACTACCGGCACACTAAAAAGTTCATAGCTGGTATTAATCGCTAAAGTTTTAGTACTCTCAATATTAAAAGCATTATTGGTAATACTAATAGTGGGTGTATTAGAACCTGAATTATTAGTCACTCTAAAAGACCTTAAGACATAAGTTTCTGCAGCTCCTGCTGTTAAAAGGGTTGTTAAATCGGTTGTTGAAAGAGTCACTCCATAAAATTTATACTGATTCGTTATTGCCATTATTCTAAAAAGAAGGCTTTAGCTTCTATCTCCTGTTTTAATTCTTCTTGAAAAGTTGTATTTAATTTTTGCACAATAGCATCAATATCTCTTACTAAAGAGTGAGCTACATCTGATTTATATTCTTCACTAGCTCTGGTTATAACTTGTACTATCTTGGCCATATACTTGCTAAGCCTCCTCGTGCGAATGGACTAGCACTCCAACTATCATCATCTCGACTATAACCAGCTCCGGCTGTTGAATCCCCTTCTGGTGTACCTGTGAATTGTATACCTCCTCCACCATCACTTGAGTATCCATATTGTCCTAGAAGTTGATTTACATTTCCTACTGGTAAAGGTTTTTCAGCAGCTGTTCTATTTAATATATTTATTCGTCTTTGGTCCACTCGTCTTGCTGCTCTTGCAGGTTCACTATAATAACCTCCCAGCGCATTCATTTGATTTAATCGAGCAGCTGAATAACCTAGTTGTTGTCCTTGTTTATTTAATCTTGGTGCTCCTGTACCATAGTATGCAGGTGTAAATCCAACAGCGGGCCTTTTTTGAAATCTATCTCCCATAAAGCTACCTATACCTTGTCCCATATTTCTTAATCCACGCATCCATCTTTGTCCAATATTTCTTATATCCCCATCAACATTTCTTAATCCTTTCATCCATCTTGGTCCAATATTTCCTTGTTTCCACCAATCTGCTAAAGTTTTTGCATCTCTAAATTTTAATGGCACATTTTGTTTTTTAGACGCTACGCTATTTTTAATAGCGTCTAATATTTTTTGTTCATGAGGTAATGGTATGTTTTTATTTGTAAAAGAAGCAAATTGACCTATTGGACTAAAAGGTTCTGGCAATGTCATTTCGTCTCCTCGTCTTTTTAAGTCCTCGTACCATTCATTTGGAGCTTTAGGAATATTTGGATTACGAACTTCTCTTCCAGTGATAGAATCATAATATTTGTTTTTGCCCATATCCCATACAGGTTGACCAGGATCAGCTTCCTTAAAATATGGTTCTTTTTGGATTCCAAATCGTTTATTATACTCATCTTCACTTAAATTATATAACAACTCACTTTGATTTTGAAGAGATGGCAGTCCTCCTGGTTCCCCTATCTGCTCTCGAATCCGTCTTTCTTGCTCTTCAATCCGTTCTTGAAGAGATGGCAGTCCTCCTGGTTCCCCTATCTGCTCTCGAATCCGTCTTTCTTGCTCTTCAATCCGTTCTTGAAGTCTTTCATTCATAAACTCGTCAAGGTTAATATCTTCATCTCCTAGCACAGATGCAAATTGAGCTCCTTCGAGAGGAGCTTTGGCTTCTTGTATTATTTTACTTTTTGGATGAGCCAGTTTATATTGCTCTATGTAGTCTTTATGTTTCTTTACTTCTGAGTCATAATACTCTTTTGCTATATCAGGTTGGGTTTTTTGACCAAACCATTTTTCTTTGTCCCACATGTCATGGGCATAATCTAATTTTTCTCGATGTTCTTTTATATTTATAAAATCTTTTATTTCTTTTGGACTTATATTATCGGCTCTAAATTGCGTTTCTAAATTATTTCTATCTTCCTCGCTTAAGTTATCAAATTTATCTTCCCATTTATCTCCTAGTTCATCTTCGATATAACTATCAATTTTATATCTCCAATAGTTTTCTCCTTCAGCAAAAGGAATCCTCATAATTCCACCATCATCTTTTTGAATTCTACTTCCGTGTTCCTTGGTCCATCGTCTGGCAATCTCAGGCTCGTTGGCCCATAGGTATCGTCTTTGTTTTGCTGATTTAAATGGCATTATCTCCTTCCGTCCGGTTGTACGTCTACTCTAAAGGTACCTAGTTTCCAGTCCTGAGAGGTGCTGGTATTAGCAATCTTTAAAGAAACGGCACGTGCTCTTGCACGAGTATCTACTTTAGTCGTACTCGAGCTAATTGTAAAGGGTCCTAGTGAAGAACTCGCCTGGGAACTATTAGGATAATCTCTTAAATTTAATGTAATTTGGGTATCTCCTGTCTGGGAAACAAAATCAGGAATGAATCTTCTAATTTTCATTAGGAATTCTCCATCGCCTTGGAAGGTTGCTCCACCTTCTTTAGTAACCGTTATATCATAATCACCTGATTCTATATTAGAAGTAATCGCAGTAGTCGTACTTCCAACAACTTGATCGGTTCCTGTTTCATGTTTAAAGTAGGTAGTTCTCCCCTCAGTATTTCCAACGACGTCATAAGACGTATCAGTATCTGCGTCATAAGAAGTGCCATGAGGATCTCCAAAAACAGATGAATCTGTCCAAGTAGTTCTACTTAAACTGCTCGTGACCCAGATGGATCTTTCAGGAGTAGAATCTAGATAGTTATAACTTACCATTCTATTAACAACAGTTGATCCTGAAGTAGGATAAAACCAGTATATTTCTCCAAATAGATTATTTAATCCACAGTTTACCAGTTGTTGACCTGTCGTGTTTATATCATCAAATACATAATCTTCCACTAAACATTTCATCGATTCTAGTTTACCAGCGTATTTAAAAAATCCATTTTCAGACATCCAGTACGCTGTACCATCTACCTCGATTGCAGCATTCATTCCAAGAAGTCCACAGTTGGTTCCAACTTGTGCAAAGGCAAATACAAAAGGAACTCCGACAAAACGCATAGTAAATGCGGCACTATCCGTCCAAACATAGGTGGCGTCTCTTCCTCTAACGGCTCCCATGATCCGTGATCCGTCAGCCAGTCTTTGTGAACCTGCAGTATTGGTTGAAGTAATAGCCCAGGTAGTAATATCTTCTCTATTGGACCATCTAACAAACATATCATCCTGAGTACTCGTATCTCCAACAGTCGTTTCAGTCCCAAATAGAACTAAGTGTCTATCAGGAGTTGAGACCAACATATCTCTGGATGCGGTTGGTGCTCCGCTGACAATAGTAGCTCTAGTAGAAGTAGCAGTAGTGGAATCTGAATCCCATTCAAAAATAGGACCATTATGAATTAAAGCTAAAAGTTTTTTACCAAAACTATCCAAGGTCCATAGACCTGGATCAATTACATAATCACCACTAGCCGCTTCGCCCCAG